CGCACCATTTCGTATATCCCAAGAACCACACAGCGTGGCCGAAACTGGCAACGACCGGCCAAGATTAGAAACAATTACGCCCGACGGCGTCCGATCGCGCGCTACCGAAATTGTAAGTTTTGCTAAAGACGTCTTAGGCGTTGAGCTTTACCCGTGGCAGATTCGGTGCCTACATGGCATTACCGCTTTAGACGACGACGACAACTTTTTACGCCGGGTATCGACACTTTCGGTAGCCCGGCAAAATGGAAAAAGTCTGCTCGGTGCAGCCGCTATTGGCTGGTTTCTAACCATTGAGGCACCACGGCGCGGCGGTAATTGTGTTGCTATTTCGGTTGCGCACAAACTCGATTTAGCGGTTTCATTGTTTAAGTATTTGGCCCCAATTTTGCAAGAGAAATTTGGCGCTAAGGTTTCGTGGTCGTACGGCCGTAATGAGCTAGAGCTACACGGTCACCGCTGGATCGTTAGAGCAGCTACGCCGCAGGCGGGCCACGGTTACAGCGCGTCATTCTTGTATATAGATGAGGCGTGGGACATTTCCGAAGATGCGATAGATACCGGGCTTTTGCCTACGCAACGTGCAATTACAAACCCAATTTGTTTAATGGTTTCTACAGCTGGTACACAGAACAGCCACGCGCTTTTACGCTGGCGCGGTCAAGGCTTACGCCAAATAGACGCGGGCGAGGTAGGCCCTATGTATTTTGCCGAATGGTCACCCCCGGGAACACTTGACCCGATGACGCCCGAGGCGTGGAAAATGGCTAACCCATCATTGGGCTACGGCGGTTTAACTATTGACGTTTTACACGCCGAAGCTAAAGCGCCTAACCGGTCGGCTTTTCTTAGATCGTCTGTAAACATTTGGATTGCCTCTAGTACAAGCTGGTTAGAAAATGGGCTGTTTGCGTCGTGTGCCACTACCGACCCAATACCTAAAGGCGGCACATTATCCGTAGAAACGTCGTTAGACGGGACTAGATACGTGGGCGTACGCGCGGTGCAGGACGGCAACCGATCGCTAGTTACTGTTGCTTTTGACGTGGATAGCCTTGCGGCAGCGTGGGAACGCATAGCCGAACAAATGCGCGACCCGTCGCTACAACTAACAATTACGCCACCATTCGAGATTAGTTGTCCCCGAGAATATGACAGCCGCCGCGCCATAGTTGGCTACAAAGAACTAGGACGATGGACGCAAGGCGTACGCGCGTTAATCGTTGAAGGCCGCGTAGCACACTCGGGCGAAATTTCACTAATAGAACAAACCGAACGCGCAGTACTTGTACGCCACCAACAAACCGTAGCCTTATCATCGGCCCGATCTAGTGGCCCTATTGAAATGGCGCGCGCTATGGTGTTCGCTGTTGCAATGGTTTCACGCCCGGCCAATAACGCTAAACCAATAGTGGCGTTTAGTAACGGTTAGCATTAGATCGGTTTTGGGGCGCGTCGGGCGCCCCAATTCCACCCAAACGGGCAATGCTTGTGGCATAATGCGCCTATGGCTTTATTTAGACGCGACACAAAACCGACATACGGCGTGGCCGAACCTGAAATAAAAGCCGCCGTAGGTTACGGCTATCAACAGCAAGGCAATCAAGGCGCTAGCCAAATAGGGCCACCGTATTTTGCTTACGCCGAAGATGGTGCGCGCGCCAAATGCATGTCAGTACCAACCATCAGCCGCGCCCGTGATCTCATTGCGTCGGTCATTGGTTGCCTACCTTTAGAGATGTATACGTTGCAATGGAACGGCGAAGAAATGGAAGAAATACCATTAGCGCCCCGCAGCTGGCTACAACGTCTAGACCCGGACAACACAAATAACTTTACGTTCAGTTGGCTATTCGATGACCTTTTCTTCTTTGGAGTTGGGTACCTTCATATAAAAAGCAGGACCTCCGACGGCTACCCGGCATCGTTCCAGCGTTTACCGGCCAACCTAGTAACCACTATGGATCAGCAAGGCAATGTGAGTTACGGCCCGTCTAAACAACTTATGTTTTTAGGTTTGCCGCTTGACTATAAAGACATTGTGCAATTCATCAGCCCGATTCAGGCGCTGACAACCGTTGCCCCGCGCGCTATTGACACCGCGTTAAAGCTCGAGCAAGCCGCTAACCGTAACGCGGTAGCGGTACAACCTTCCGGCGTCCTTAAACAAACTGGCGGCCAACCGTTAAGTAGCGAAGAATTAGCGCAAATGGCGCAATCGTTTAACGTCGCCCGCATGTCTAACAGCGTGGCCGCTATCTCGGAACACTTGACCTACAGCGAAACAAGCGCAACCCCCGACAAAATGCTATTAAGCGAAGCGCGCAACTTTCAAGCTCTCGAAATGTCACGCCTAGCCAATATTCCCGGGTTTTTATGCAACCTATCCATAGGTGGCTACAACTACTCAAATAACGCCGACGCCCGCCAGCAGCTATGGCTATTTGCATGTAAGGCTTACGCCACTTGCATTAGCGAGACATTGAGCAGCGACAACGTACTACCGCGCGGTACCTATGTAAGGCTAAACCCGAAGGCGTACTTAATGGCCGATTACACCGGCGGTTACGGCGCAGACATGCCCGAAGAAATGCCACTAGTCGAGGAAACAGTTAGAGTACCGTTGAGCTAATGATTAAATTAACCGCTACCGCAATTACCGTAGACGCAGCCGCAGCAGACGGCACACGCACCGGGCAACGTGTCATTATGGGCATTGCCGCCCCGTATGGCGTAACCGCGTCTGTTAGCTCGGGCGAGTCTGTTTTATTTGAACCGGGCAGCCTTTCGGCCCCCGATCGCATGCCACGCGTTTACATGTTCCACGACTCAAGCCAGCCCGTCGGCATCGTCACACAGCTCGATAATTCAAGCCCTAACGAATTGCTATTTCAGGCTCGCATTAGTGCCACGCCTCTTGGCGATACAGCGCTAACCCTTTCGGCCGACGGCGTACTTGACGTGTCCGTAGGCATCACCCCGCAAGAATGGACAACCGACGACGCCGGTACCATGCGCATTACGGCAGCTGTAATCGACGAAATTTCTTTAGTGCCACAACCAGCATTTAACGCCGCCAAAATAACCGAGGTTTACGCGTCGGCAAGTATCCACCACAACCCCGACGAAATAGACAATAATCAAGAAAACCCACTAGACGAGGAAACCCCCGAAATGGAAAAGACACCCGAAGTAGTAGCCGTAGAGGCAGCAACACCAACTGCGCCAATTTGGGCCGAAGCGCCTAAGCGTTTTACTATGCCTAGCGCCGCGCAATACATGGCCGCGTACTATTCAAGCCCTAGCGAATTTGCACAAATCAACGCACAAATTCGAGCAGCCGCGCCCAACATTACGACAGCCGATACGCCGGGTATTCTTCCCGAAATCATTACACAGGCCGTGTATGACGGGCTAAATCCGGTCAGACCGTTTGTTACCGCTATCGGTACGCGCGCAATGCCTACAGCTGGCGCAACATTTCGCCTAGCTAAAATTACTGTACGCCCAACAGCTACACAGCAGGCCAGCGAAAACGCGTCGCTAGATCCGTCTACCGTGACCGTGTCAAACACCGACGTCTCTAAACTTACATTTGGTACGTACGTCACAATGTCCGAGCAGGATCTCGACTGGACAGATCCCGCAAGCCTTAACATCGTTTTGGAACAACTCGCTATTGCATACGGACAGGCCACAGACAACTACGCCGTAGATAACTGCCACGCAGCTATCTCACAAACCAGCGCAGTAGCCGACACGGCCGTCGGTGCAGATTGGGTAACAGCAATCTACGACGGTGCCCGCCAAATTTCGGCCTCGTCTAACTACTTGCCTACTCACATGTTCGTAACGCCCGCCAGTTGGGCCGCGCTTTCGTCATCGGTGGACGATTCAAACCGTCCGGTATTCCCATACACGGGCGCGCCTAACCTCATGGGACAAAATGCAGCCGGCAACGCAGCAGCGAACACATGGAACGGCAACCCGCTAGGCCTTGTATTGGTAGTAGACAAAAACGCGCCCGGCTCATTTATGGGACACGCAGCAGGCCCCGCAGCTGGTTACCAATTCTTCGAGCAAATGAAGGGCGCTATCTCGGTAGACGTACCCTCTACTTTGTCCCGTACTATTGCGTTCCGCGGCTACGCCGCAGGCTCAATGCGCGACGCTACAAAATTCGTTAAATTCGTCTAGTCCGAAAGGCGGTTAGCCGCCAATGGCTATTTACACGGTTACGCATAAGACGCTAGTGACTAACTACGCGTCGTTGCAGCTACTTGAGCCGCATGACATTTCCCCCGGCGATGCTGTCACCGTTGCCGGGGTAAATGCCACGTTTAACGGATCGCGTACGGTGTACGCAACACCCGAATATCTGTTTATTGGCGTAGACACCGAAGGCGATTTAGAGTACGACTACAACCAGCCGGTGCCGTACCAAATTATTTACGCGCTAACCGCAGCCGACGTAGAGCGCAGCGCGTCTACCGGCACCGTTACTAACGACCTAGTGGCTTGCACGTGGATTTCGGCTAGCGATATTGAGGATTGGATCGGCATAGGCACCGCGACGGCCTCAGATGCGGCCTTTTTAATTGTGTGCGCAGCTGCCGCAAACGAATTTTGTTTTACTCGTAGAAAAATTGCCGGCTATCAGGACATACCCGGAACAGTACCCAACGGCGCGGTAAAGCTTGGAACAACCCAATATGGCGGCGCGTTGTATCGCCAGCGCGGCGGCTTGCAAGATATGGCTACTTTCGATGGTTACGGCAATGCCAGCACCAACGGCCTTAATGGCACCATTAAACAACTATTGGGTATTGACCGCCCAACGCTCGCGTAATGCCCGTAGTAGCCTTTACAGACCTACTTAACGAGTGTTTAGACGATCTCGCGGCGAAGCTTGCCACCGTCTCGGGCTTGCAGGTAGTTACCGATCCGCGCAACCTTGTACCGCCATGCGTGTTTATCGATGCCCCAACATTCCAAGCCTTTAACGCCAACATCGTTAAAATGACGTTCCCCGTTCGGTGCATTTCTCTAGGCCCCGGCAACCTCGACGCGCAACGCTCGCTAATGAACCTCGCCGCAAAAGTATTAGGCGCTGGCGTAGGTGTCACCGACGGACGCCCCACTATGGCTATTATCGGGGGCGTAGAGCTACCCGCCTACGATCTCACTATTAACATTCAGGCACAAACCAGTTAGGCACAAAATGTACGTAATTCTTTCAGAACGTGTAGGCACACTAGGCGCAAAATTTGAGCCGGCCGACGGCGTGAACATTGACGCGCTAATTGCCTATGGTTTTATTGGTTTAAGTTCCACCACTAAAGCCCCCAAATCTGCTAAAACAGAGACAGACACCGACACAGAAACCGATACAAAGGATTAACCCCTATGGCTACCAGCACACTTTTAAGCAACCCACACGTACTAATTAACTCGGTAAATATGTCCGACCAATGCACCGCGGCTAATTTTTCCATTGACTACGCGCAGCTCACCGCTACAGCTTTTGGCGATGTCGATAACAAATACGTAAAAGGCCTCGGCGATCACTCGGTTACGCTTTCGTTTTACGGATCGTTTGCAGCTACCGAGACATGGGCAACGCTTAACGGCCTTGTAGGCACGACAACCACTATCATCGTTTCACCCGAGGCACCAGCAACACCGGGCACCTATTCGGCTACCAATCCCGGAATGACCCTAACCGGTACATTCCTCGCGTCGTTGCCGGTCAATTTTGCGCTAGGCGAACTAAATACAATGGACGTAGTTTTTACTGGCGGCGTCTACTCGCTCGACGTTTCATAATCTAAACACCTAACAAAAAGGCCCGACATGAATATAACAATTCGCGTTACACGCAACGACACCACCTACGACGTGCAAACTAATTTAATGGTTGTAGTCCTATGGGAACGCAAATACAAAATGCGCGCAAGCGATTTAGCAAGCGGCGTAGCAATGGAACACCTCGCCTACATGGCGTACGAGGCTAGTAAAATGGCGTCGGTAGTTGTTCCGGTTTCATTCGATCAATTTATTAAAGAGTGTTCAGCGCTGGAAGTTGTAGATAGTGAAAACCCAAACCCTACAGAGTCGGCAGCTACCGCCGACAACTAGCCGAACTACTGGTAGCGGTACATTACTGGCCACCGTCTGTAGATTTCGACACAGCCGACCTAGCAACCGTAGTAGACGTCTTGAACACGCAAGCCCGGGAACGAGAGCGCGCTAATGCCCGTCGCCGCTAGCGCTCAAGTATTCGGCATACAAGAAACGCTGGCCGAACTAAACAAATTCGACCCGTCGTTCAGACGCCAAATCACTACCGACATTCAAGCTGGCGCGGGCAAAATGGTTGTAGATAGCGCGCGGTCAATGATCCCAAAGGACTACCCGCTATCGGGTATGGCTCGAGGCTCAATGATTAAAGGCCGTAACGAAACTATCTACAGCATTGAGCGCGTTTTGGACGGCGTTAAAACCGTTGTAGGTAAACGTGCCAGCCGTGAACGTACCGTGACATTTAAGCGCCCGCTAATACTTGACGGCCGCCGCATTAATAACGCCTACACACAAACCGTAGATTTTAAGGCCCGCCCGTATGCGCTACTGGTTGCTCAACAAAAAGACGCCGCAGCTGCCCTATGGGATCACGCCGGCATTAATCAGGGTAGCCAATTTGTTACAAACCTTATAACGGACGGGGAAGGCCCAAACCCGCGCGCGTCCCGATCACTTACCCCGGGTGTAGTTGCGGTCATGCCAGCAGTAGAAAGCGAACTATCCAAAATAATTGACCGGGTATCTGTCAAAATGAATCGAAACCTAAAGGTAGTAAATCGCTAATGGCCTTAAATATTCCAATTCTCTCGAGCCTTGACACTAAAGGTTTCGATAAGGCCGCCCGCGAATTTAAGAGCCTTAAAACCAATTCCGAAAAAAGCGCGTTTGCAATTAAAAAAGCAGCCGTACCCGCCGCCGCAGCTATTGCAGCATTAGCGGGCGTAGCTGTTATGGCCAGTAAAGCAGCTATAGAGGATCAGGCCGCACAAGTAAAACTAGCGGGCACTCTCGAGCGCACCGTAGGCGCTACCGACGCAACCATAGCGGCCACGGAAGCGTACATAGACCAAATGTCTCGGGCGTCGGCCGTCGCCGATGACGATTTGCGTCCGGCACTATCCGCACTTTTATTAGGCACAAAGGATCTAGGCAAGGCGCAAGAATTGCTAGCCGTCGGATTAGACCTATCGGCGGCAACTGGTAAGGATTTGGCCACTACTACAAACGCGTTAGCGCGTGGGTACGCGGGAAATACTAAAGGCCTTAAATCGTTAAGCCCTGAAATAGCCGCGCTAATAAAAGGCGGCGGCGATTTTTCCGACGTACTTAAAGTACTTAAAACAAACTTTGGCGGGGCCAGCGAGGAAGCCGCTAACACCGCTGCCGGTGGGTTTAAGAAACTTAAAATTTCTATCAACGAAACGGTCGAAGGCATTGGCCTAAAACTGCTGCCCGTTATTGACGTTTTGTTACCGTTCCTAATCAAAATTGGACGATGGGCGCAAGACAACACCGGGTACATACTGGCCGTCGGTATCGCACTAGGTGGTATTGCCACGGCAGTAGTGCTTACATCGGGCGCTATGGCCGTATGGAACGCCGCCGCCGTTATCACTACTGCCATTAACACAGGTTTAGCCTCGTCTTATTTTGCCGTACAAATTGCTACCGGTATAGGTATTGCTACCGCTTTAGTCGGTATTGCGGCTATAGCCACGCTGGCGTACAAACTTAAAACAACAATCGGTAACGCGTCTAAAGCACAAACCGACGCAATGAAGCGCAACACGTCGAGCGTACGCGCGTTTGAAGAATCGCAACGGTCACTAATTCCCGTAACCACCACGGTTATAAATCAGACAGACAAACAAAAGGTGGCGCAAGATAAAGCAACCGCCAGCAACAATAAAGCAAAAGCAGCTGCTAAAGCTTTAGCCGAACAGATAGTAAAACTTAAAGACGCGCTACGTGAACAAATGGCTACAGCCCTAACCGAAGCTAACGCCGTACTCGATACCGCTACTGCAAAATTTGAGGCGTTTTCGCAATCGGTAGCCGACTCGGTTAAATCGTCGTTTAGTTTTGGAGACGCACAAAAGACAGCAGCCGACAACATTAAAGCCGTGGGCGAGGCGTCCGACAACGTGGCAGCAGCTCAACGCGCTGTAGCTAAAGCAATGGCGGGCACAGATCCCGAAGCTTTAACTGAGGCGTACGCAGACTTAGCGGCCGCAAATCAAAAGCTAAACGATGCACAGTCAAGCCCCAAAACCTTTTTAGATAACTTGAAGGTACAAGCCAACAAAGTTAAAGATTTTGGCGTGTTAGTTAATCGTTTGTTGGCTGCCGGGCTTTCAGAGTCGGCCCTACAGCAAGTGTTGGCAGCTGGCGTAGACGGCGGCACCGCCATAGCGCAGGAATTACTAGGCAGCGCCGGGGCAATTCTTGAGGCAAACGCACTAACCGCAGACGTACAAACCATCGCAGATACCGTAGGCGTAAACAGCGCAAAGCAGTTTTACCAAGCGGGCGTAACCGCAGGCACAAACCTAGTAGCGGGCATACAAGCCGTGATAGATACCTACACCATACGATTAGGCACCGTGAACACCGCAGCAGGCGTAGGCGGGCTTACAAGCGGGTTTACGGGCGATGTAGGGGCAACAATGGGCGGCAACTTTAACCCGTTAGCCGGTATAAATTTTGGCATGGGTACCCTCATGGCCGACGGTGGCATAGTGACCCGCCCTACAACTATTACAGCGGGCGAGGCTGGCCCCGAGGCGATAATACCCCTATCGCAAATGGGCAGTTTCGGCGGGGATACAAACGTCACTATTCAAGTAAACGGCGGCGACCCCAACGCAGTAGTACAAGCCTTGCGTACCTACATGCGCCAAAACGGATCTATTCCTATTCGCGTTAGCAACATTTTTTAGCTATGGGTTTACAGTCCTACACCGTTGCGTACTCGACAGACGGCACCACATTCACAAACCTAACCAATGTGCAAAACATCACCATTAACGCAGGACGGCAAGCACAGCTGCAAGCAATACAGGCCACTACGGCTACCGTTGAATTGCGCTACCCTACGGGTTTTGTGTCGCCTATTGCCGATCTAGTTACCGGCACGATTATTCGGATACGCAACACAAATAGCATTTACCCATACCCAAATGCGGACATGTTGCTAGGCCGCATAAGCAACGTAACCGCTGTGTATGGCATACCGTTTCAGGGTGGCGTAGGCAACGCCGACTATTTACTAATTGAGGTCGAGGGGAGTTTTGCAGTATTAGGCCGTATGCAAGGCGAGGACTACGTATTAACTTATACAGACTTGCAATCGCAATGTGTCGAGGCGTCTATTGAGACGGGCATAACCGTAGAAAAAGTAGGCCCGAACACAGCGATAGCACCTACCACCATTAGTGGCACGTGGGGCGATTGGGTGGCGCAAGCCGCGCTAACAACTAATAGCCGTTTGCATGACACAGTATTTACTGACACCGTTTCTATCGTCAGCCCGTTTGCGCAAAACATCGCTACCACCGGGTTTAGCGACGTCGCAAACAATATAAACAACCAAGTTTACGAAGGTATTACTTTTGACAGTTTAGGCGACAACTACTACACCCAAATAACGGTAGACCCGCAAGATTTCGCAGCTGTCACCGTAACCAAAGTAGGCGCAAGCGCCCCATTTAGGACGTATCAGGTAAACACGTTAAGCGCCAGCACCGGCAACGCTACCGATTTTGCTAACTACCTATTAGGCAACTATCAAGATGCCAATTTTGCTATTAGTAGTTTTACGTGTAGCGCCGAATCTCAAAACGTATGCCAGCTAGACGGCATGAACAACGGCCCAAATTTTAACAGTTTCGTAGGTACACAGGTAAAAGTAACGTTTCGCGGCACCGTGTTTACTTGCCTAATCGAAGGCGTAAGTATGTCGGCCAGCCCCGCTGGCGCAACGTTTACGTACTACGTATCGGGTGCCGATCTGAACGCTTACCTACTTTTGGGTAACCCGGTGTTCGGACAGCTCGACAACAACAGATTAGGATATTAACTATGGCAACC